ATGAAAGTACAAGACCTAATTCATTTAGTGAAGCGCGAGATTGTTTGTTTAGAACAACTGCTTGAATTGCACGAAGCCAACTACGAAGATAACAATGAATAAAGATATTGTAACAGTTCAAGATTTTATAGAATTATTTGAAGCACGACTTGAAATAGAAAGACTTAAAAATGATACGCTACACCCATACGATTTAAAGAACGAGTTGTTTGATGAGATACTAACGGAGATAAACGAAGGTGAAGACAGCCCGTTAAGAAAACGTTTTATTGAAATTGGCAAAAAAGAAAACTTAGACGATGAAGAGCGCAGCGATCTTGACAGACTTAATACCATGGTAACCGGTAATGAGTAATCATTACGTTTACAAATTAATAAACAAACTAAACGGCATGATGTACATTGGTGTGCGGAGTTGTAAAACTTCTACTGAAGAAGATTTTGAATATCTTAGTTCCTCAAAGTATATTAAAGAAGTTATAAAACAGTTTGGTAAAAATGTGTTTGCTAAAATAATATTACACGTACATCCTAATAGAGAGACAGCGGTATTGAATGAAATGTATCTCCAGCAGAAGTATAATGTAGTAAAGAGCGCAAACTATTATAACAAAGCAATCCAAAAAGGCACAGGCTTTGATACAACAGGTCTTAGATTTAAGATGAGTGATAAAGACATCAAAGCACAAAGTCAACGAATGCTAGGTAATAAATTATCACAAGCCACTAAAGATAAAATAGGCGCAGCCCATAAAGGTAGAACAAGACCTCAGTCAGCAATTAATAAAGGAAAAGAAACTGTAAAAAATAAGTCACAAGAAGAAAAAGATAAGACATCAAAGTTATTGTCAATAGCATCAACAGGTAGAGTACATACAGAAGCAACAAAACAATTAATGTCTAAGCTTGCGTTAGAAAGACCACCAGTTAGCACAGAGACCAAAGATAAATTAAGTTTATCAGCGTCAACTAGAGTTAGGCGACCACATACAGAAGAAACAAAAGAAAAGAAAAGATTGCAAAAAAGATTTAATAATGGAGTAAAGAATTTTGTACTTAATCCTAACGATGTACCAGAAGGATATGAACCAGGGTGGATTAAATGTCTAAAACAATAGAAACATTAATTACTTGTCAAGGTCAGGTTCTTCAAGATTTCTGGGATAGTCAATTACCATTCCAAACTATTATAGGGCCGCTTGGATCATCTAAAACAACAACAACAATTTTAAAAATAATAGACATGATGTCACAACAGAAACCTGACAAGGATGGCATACGAAAGTCTAGGGTCGCTGCAATTAGAAATACATATTCAATGTTGCATACAACAACCATTAAGGATTGGTTAGAAATAACAGAAGACTTTGGAACCAAATGGGTAGGTGGAGGAGCTACACCTCCAACACACACATTAAACTTTATGTTAGAGGATGGAACTGAAGTACAAAGTGAAATGTTATTTTTAGCATTTGATAGACCAGATGATGTTAAAAAGATACGTGGATTACAATTAACATTCTTTTGGGCAAACGAAATAAAAGAATTAGACAAAGCTGTTATTGATATGATGACATTACGAGTAGGCAGATACCCACCACTATCATCTGGCATACCACCATCACCTATTAAAATGATATCAGATTGTAATGCGCCAGATGATGATCACTGGTTATATAAATTAGCAGAAGAAGAAAGGCCGCCAGAGTGGGGAGTGTTCAAACAACCAGGTGGCGTAATTAAAAATACTAAAACAGAGAAGTGGGAAATTAACCCACTTGCAGAAAACTTAAAAAACTTACCAGCAGATTATTATTCATTAGGTGTGGTTGGTAAAGATGAGGATTGGATTAAAGTTAACTTAGCAAATGAATATGGATTTGTTATTGATGGTAAACCAGTACATCCAAAATATGTAGATAATGTACATTGCCTGGACTTAGAGTTCAAACCAGACCCAAGTAAAAATATAGTACTAGGATTTGATTTTGGTCGAACACCAGCTTGTAGTATGATGCAAGAGAATAGTTTTGGAAGTTGGATTGTGTTTGATGAATTTGTCTGTGATGGCAATATGTCAGCTGCGAGCTTTGCTCCAGCTTTGAGTAAATATTTAAAATCACAATATGCTACATTTACATTTAGTGGCTGGGGAGACCCAAGTGGGGGTAAGGGCGGCCAGGCAAACGACGACACACCAATAAAGATATTAGTAGCAAACGGAATACCCTGCGAAGCAACAGAAGAAAGTAATAACGTTGACAATAGAAGAACTGCCCTGGAAAAACCATTAACTGAAATGGCTATGGACGGTAAACCGCGTTTGATCATTCTCCCACAGTGCAAAATGATAAGGAAAGGTCTTGCTGGTGGTTTTTGCTTTAAACGGGTTCAAGTAAGTGGAACGGCTAGATATGCAGATAAACCTGATAAAACAATATATTCTCACGTAGTTGAAGCATTAGAATATTCCCTTTTGGGTAGCGGCGAAGGAAATGCTACTTTAGATGGATTAGATGCACAACCAGAGGATTCCTGGGATTATGATATTAACAATGGCGAATGGATGTGAAACAATGACTAAATATGTAAGACAAATGATCAATGGAGAACCATCAAATGAAACATAAACGCAGAGGCGTACCGGAAGCTGGACAGATATCTGATATCTTAGCTCAAGGACGTGCATCCCATAAAGGATATCCAGCAGCAGATACTTCAAGTAAAGAGCATTTGCAAGATGGAGAAGATAACGAAACTAACCCAAAGGAAGACCACCTATCCCCCGGCCTATCTGACAGCGAAGTAGTAGCATACTGCCGCAGTGAGATAAGTCGTGGTATAGGTGGTTGACTTAGCCCTCTTTAACGGGAGGGCGCGAATAAGGAAATTCACATGCGGATGACGCAGACAGTAATATAACATTAAGCTTAGATTACTACTTTGGTAGACAACCAGGTTTAAGTAAAACAAAACAAAAAGATAAAAATGCAAGCAGGTATGTCAGTTTAGATGTACAAGATGCAGTTGAATCTACCGTAGCAGAAATTATGCCTATGTTCCAAAGCAATGAGCTAGCATTTTATACACCACTTAATGAAGAAGATGAAGACCAAGCTAAATTAGAAAGTGATCTAGTTAATAGTTTATTCTTTAATGAATGTGATGGTAACAATGTTTTACAAAGTTGTTTAAGAGATGCACTTCTAAATAGAAATGCAACAGCTAAAGTATTTTGGGATGAGCGGGCTGAAATTAGTTATGAACAATATGAAAATGCAAACGAAATGCAAATGTTTGAACTACTTAATCCACAAGACCCAAATGTTGAAATAGAAGTAGTTGAAAAGGAAATGGTCCAAGAATTGGAAATGGTAGTAGAACCAGATGGTGTTACTACAATTAATCCTCCAGCGTTTTATAATGTTAAACTTAAAAAGACAACACACGTTGAAAGACCTATTGTTGAATCACTACCTCCAGAACAAGTAATCATAAGCGGGGAGCATAACAAACCAAGTCTATTTAATGTTAGATTTGTTGCGCACGAAAATGTTGTAACACAATCCTATTTGGTAGCACAAGGTTATCCAGAAGAAGTTGTTGAACAACTAGAAGAATATAATACCAACTCAGAAGAACAAAGTAGAGCACGAGCTGCAGCTGAATTTGATTATTACAGCAATGATGAAAACGTTCGACACATTAGAGTTTATGAATGCTATACATTATTAGATGTTGACGGTGATGGTATTAGCGAACTACGTAAAATTGTTTTTAGTGGTGGTACATTATTAAGTAATGATCCAATTGACTCAGTTGCTATTGTTGGTGGAGTAACTACAGCAGTTTCACACAAGTACAAAGGCTTGAGCATATTTGATAAACTTAAAGATATACAAGATGCTAAGACTCCAGTAATGCGTAGTATTATTGAAGGCACACAATTATCAAGCAACCCACGTATTGGTGCAGTTAAAAACGATGCCAACTTAGATGACTTATTAAAGTCCAGAACAGGTGGTGTTGTAAGAAGTAAAACTGCCCAAGGTGTTTACGCTATTCCAGCAGGTGAAGTTCCTCAGTCTAGTTATATGTTTTTAGATATGATGAATACTCAGCGTTCGGAACGTGGTGGTAGTGCTATATCAAGTACAACACAAGCACAAAAAGTAGCAGGTGATACAGCTCACGCATTTGAAAGAACAATGTCAGCAATGGAATTACAAAATGCTTTGTTAGCTAGAACATTTAGTGAAACAATTATTAAAGATATTTTTATACAGTTCCATAATGTTATACGCGAAAACTACAAAGGTACAATGTTTGCTAAGGTTGGTGGTAAGTGGTTAGAAAGTGATCCAAGTGAATGGCAAAAACGCGCAGGCGTTGTTGTTAATGTTGGAGCATCAAATAATGAACGTGCTAAACAAATTAGTACATTAAAAGAAATTGTAAACTTCCATGTTGGATTAGAAGAAAAAGGTTCTGTAATGTTTGATGAAAGCAAAGCTTTCAAAGCTATGACACGCATTATTTCATTAGGTGGAATCCGTAATCCAGAAAGTTATTTTGTAGATCCTGAATCTCCTGAAGCACAACAAAAGAATCAACAGCGTTCACAACAAGAACAAGAAATGCAAGCCAAGCGAGATGAAATGGAAGCTGCTATGGCTAAAGCACAATCTGATATGGGTAAAGCTGAACTTATGAAAGGTCAATCAGCACTGCAATCACAACAAATTAAATTTGAAAATGATAAATTAGTAAATGAATTAGATCAATTAAAAGCATTGGTTGCGGCTAAACAAAAGTCAGACGAATTAGAATTTAAGTACGAAGAACTTAGAGTACACGAAGGTCTTAAATTAGCTGAACTTGATTTCAAAGCTAATGAAGTTGTTGAAATACATAAAGTTGAACACCCAGTCGGTGATCACAATGTTGGTAATAAGAAGTTTAAAGGAATACCAACTCCTGGGCAACAAGATGCAAGTGTAACACAAAATGAATCAACAACCACAACAACAACGAACCCAGAACCAAAGGATGAATAACAATGAAGAAAGATAAAGGAACAAAGCACCTGTTAGGATTTGCTAACATGGTGTTAAACCATCACAAGAAGGAAGAGGTACTCGATAGGATACTTACTAAACTTTTTGTACAGTTTAAACAATCGAACCTAGAAGACAGGAATGAAATTAGTCGTCAAGTTGACAGTATTAATTTCTTTTTTGATGAACTAGAATATATTGTTGATGACAATATTGTAATTGAAGAAGAAGAAGAGGATAAAGACAATGGATAAGGCACAATCACAACAAATTAAAGAACTATTAAACCCAACAGCACCAGCACCAGAAGTTGATACAGATGTATCACCAGCACAATCTGATAATGCTGCTGTACGACAAACACAAAGTACAAAGGATGATAACATAAGTGAATTACTTCACCCAGAGGATGATACAGATGTTGAAACTATTACGGACGAGGCCAACGATGCGGAAGTGGTTGATGAGTCATCAGAGGAAGATAAAGAAACAGAAAGCGATGAAGGTGAAACTGGAGAGGTAATCTTCGCAGATTCTCCAGCCGATCCCTACACAATAAAATCATTAAGTGATGCTACTGAAGTATCACAAAAAGATTTATACAATATTCAAATTGCATTAGATGATGATCAAGGTAATATGAGCTTAGGCGATTTAAAAAACGGTTATCAAGATATAGTTCGTGAACGCGACGAGCTCAACAAAACCATAGAAGCGCAACAAACAAAGTTGTCGGGCGATCATGTTTCTTACAACCAACAAGAAATTGTAGCACAAGTTGAGTTCCAAGCTATTAACGATGCATTCACTGCAATTGATTGGGCTGAGCTAGAAGAAATAGATCCAGCAAGTGCAGTACTACAAAAACAAAAGCTACAAGAACGTTATATGAAAGCTAGTGGTGCAATGCAACAAGCAAATCAACAAAGAATTGCAGACCACGATGAATATATGGTAGGCGCACAAGCTAAAATGATAGAATTAATTCCAGCTTGGAAAGATGATACTGTAAAATTAGCTGATATGAAAGATATTAATACAGAATTACTTAAAGCAGGTTATCCGCAAGAGCATATTAATAGTATTGATGACCCAATAGTTTATAGTTTAATGAATGAACTAGTAAAATTGCGCAAAGAGAAAGCAACTGGTAAGAAATTAGTTAAGAAAGTAGTTAAAAAGCCAAGAACTTTAAAAACTACAGTAACAACTAAAGCAGGTAAGCTAACTGAAGTGCAAAAAGCAGTAGCGGCAGCTAAAAATACAGAAGGAATGTCGCCTACGCAAATTAAACAAGCGAAACAAAAGGCAGTGAACGCAATTTTACAGAATTCACGCAGATAACTAAATAAGAACATAACAACACGCGGTTGGTTGGATACTTCCACTTTTAATTAATAGGCGATAGCTAATTATTTTTTAAATGTTAAAAAACAAAGTGTAAACTTAATTTACGTTGATAATTCAACGTTTAACATTTTAACAAAGGAAAATAATAAAATGGCAAATTTAAATGCAACAGACCTAGCCGCAGTACCGGTAGGTGGACAGGTAAATGAAGATGTGATGGACGCTATCTATGATATATCGCCAGAAGATCGACCTTTTACGGATTTAACTGGATCAGTAGATTCAGATAATCAATATAAGGAATGGGTACGAGAAGAACTAGCAACTGCTAACGCAAACAATGCTCGTATTGATGGTTCAGACTCAACTGGTAATGACACTCGTGTAGGCGAACGTCTTGCAAACTATCATCAAATTATGACTAAGAAAGTTCGTGTTTCTGATCGTGCTCGCGAAAGTGACACTATTGGTACAAGTGATGAACTTGATCGTCAAATCACTAAGCGTCAGAAAGAACTACGACGTGATGAAGAAGCAGCTTTTACTTCACGTAATGCAGCAGTAGCAGGTGATGGTTCAGCCGTTGCTGGTAAACTAGCTGGTATCGGTTCTTGGATTGGTACAGGCCAGGGTGCAACAAACACTTCACGTGGTATTACAACTGGTGCAGATCCTATTCTTTCTGGTAGCCCAGGTGGTTTTCCACAAACAGCTCCAGTAAGCGGCGTAATCCGTGCTTTGGCTCTAAGTGGTATTACTGATATGATGAGAGTAGCATATGAAAACGGTGGTAACCCAACTATTGGAATGAGTGTTCCAGCAGTAATTGATAAACTTTCTAAACAATTGTTTGCAAGTACTGGTATCGCTCGTATTGAAACACAAATTGCACAAACTAACAAAGTTAATAGTGCTACAGGTAACGGCGTTAATGTTGCTGGTGTTTCAGCTCAAGGTTCAGTTACAACTTACAACACTTCTTTTGGTACACTATCACTAGTGTCAAATAGATTCCAACCAATTTATGGTTCTGATCACGCAGATTTTTATATGCTTGATATGGATCTTTGGGAAAGAGCTTATTTGCAAGGTTACATGACTAAAGACTTGGCTCGTACAGGTATTGCAGAAAATCGTGAAATCAGCTTAGACGTAAGTCTTTGCAGCTTAAACGAAGAAGGCAACGCTGTATTTGCAGACATTGACTTTAGTGTAGACGCAACAGACTAATTTTAAATTAGTAAATCAATTGTAGCCCGCAAGGGCTACAATCTTATTCAAAGGATAATAACAATGACAGTAATAAAAATGGCAAACAAAAAAGTAGCCAAAAAGAAAGCAAAAAAAGCAGTTAGCAAAGATGGTTCAATTAAACCAGTAGATGTAATAGCAGCTGAAGAAGCAGCTCTAGTAGCACAAGCTGAAGCAGATGCAAAAGCTGATATGCAAGATGAATTCTATGAGGAAGTTGATGTTGAAGTCGGCGCTGAAGTTTTTGAATTCAAAAATGTAACAAAATATAATGTATTCACCACAGCAGGTAGAGTACATAGCGGTGATTGTATATTTGTTCCTAAAGATGAAGGACATGCAACACCAGGGCTCGAGTTAGTATAATGAAAAAGTTTGATCCTAATAAGATTGACTTCACAGAATACGACCCAGAGTTCATTAGACGTATTAAGTACGAAGATGGTACGCTTTATGCACACCACGAGTTTTTAGATAAAGAGACTGTAGAAGAAACAGCCTTCTTTAGAGATGCGTTAACAAACAGTAAGTGGCAATTATCATTACATGATATGGCCGATGTTAGATGTGCTATGAAGTTTCCAACTTATACACAGTTTTCATTATTTACAAACAAGTATCCAGAGATTTGGGAGATGATGAATACTCCAGGTGCTAGAGATGTAGATGTTAAAACACGTAATGAAGGCTATTTTAAAGCTGCATTACTTCACCCAGAATGGGTATTATTTACGAGGCAATAAAATGGACTACGCAGGAATTAAAGTGGCAGCATATGATTATGCAGATCGTTCAGATGCTTTATCACAAGCAAGATACGATGACTTTTTAAGAATTGTTGAAGCTAAAATGAATCGTCGTTTAAAAACTTTGCAGTCAACAGAAAGAGCAAGTATCCCGATACTACCAAATAAAGAATACTATGGTTTACCAGCTAACTTTGAAGGTTTGAGAGATATTCAATTAAACGGCATTGGTAACGATGGTACTTCAAATATTATCACAGCAGAATATAAAACTCCAGCACAAATGAATGAAACAGGTAATGTTAATATATTCGAAGAGCAAGATGCTGTTTATTATAATATTATCGATAATCAAATACATGTACTTCCAATTAGAGAAGGCAAAACAATGGAAATTGTTTATTACAAGAAAGTAAATCCACTAACAACAATTGTTACAACTAATTGGGTTAGTGATGAAAATCCTGATTGTTATATATTTGGTGTAGCAACAGAGATATCAGCATTTGTAAAAGATTACGATGCAGCACGACAATGGGGCGCAAGATTCCAAGAAGTATTAAATGAAATTGAAGAAAATGATTTTGATATAAGATGGGATAGTGGCAACCAACTAATCATAAGGGCAGAATAAAATGACAAATCAAGTAGGTAATTGGATAAGTGAAACCTGCACAACAGTAGGTACAGGACCGTTAACATTAACGGGGCCAATTAACCCAACGCATTTATCATTTGCATTAGTGGTACCGGCAGGTACTGTTTACTACAGTATTGTAGATGGTGTAAATCAAGAAGCAGGTACAGGAACATTTGACGGCGTAGGAACATTAACTAGAATACCAACCGCGACAAAAGTTAATCAAGTTTTTGATGGTAGTAGCCCAGTTCCAATTACTTTAAGCGGTAATGCAGTTGTTAGCTGTACATTAAATGCAGTTGCACTTAATTTAATATTAGATTATATTGCAGCAGGTGATTCAACAGCACAAGATGTTATTGATGCGGCAGCAAGTGCAGCAGCAGCTTTAGTAAGTGAAACAAATGCAGCAGCAAGTGAAGCGACTGTTATAGCACTTGCAAATACTTTATCAAATTATCCAGTAGATGTTTTTAGTGGTAATAGTTCAACGGTAGCATTTGCGTTAAGTCAAGATCCAATATTTGATTCAGCACTAGATATAACAATAAGTGGAATAGTGCAAGATGTAAGCACATATTCACAAGCAGGACAAATTTTAACTTTTACAGTGGCACCACCAACAGGTACAAATAATATACAAGTTGTTTATAGGGGCGCAAGTTTTAGTACTGGTAGCAACTTAAATTCAATTAGTGATGTTAACATTGGTGTACCAGGTATAGCACAAGACACATATGTATTATCATTTGATGATGCAACAAAAACATTTATATTAGTTCCAAACACAGGTGGCGGTGGTACAAACGATCACTTTGCGTTATTAAACATTGGAACAAATACACACGTTCAATTAGACGCGCATTTAGCAAATACAGGAATTCATTTTACAGAAGCTAGTATTGATCACGCAAATATTATAGGTATCGGTACAAATAGCCACACAGCAATAGATTTACATGTAGCAGATGGTACAATTCATTTTACTAAAGGTTCTATTTTAATTAATGATCTTAATGATGTTAATGTAGGTACACCAGGTGCAGGTGATAATGCAAAATCAATTATATGGGATAATGCTACAAGTAAATTTGTACTATCAGCAGTTCCTTCTATCACAGACCATACGCAACTTTCAAACATTGGCACAAATACACACGCACAATTGGACGCACATTTAGTTGATGTAGTTCCACATAGAATTATAAACGATACAAGCATAGTAACAACTGAATTGTTTAGTGCAAGTGAAATTATAACAAGGCTTGGTACTAAAGAAGATGCAAATGTAAATATTCAAGCGCATATAGCAGATGGTACTAGACACTTTTTAGAAACAAATATAGATCACGTTAATATTCAAAACGTTGGCACAAATCTACATGCAGCGATCGATACACATATCGCAGGCTCAGCTTTACAACATGCAAGTAGTGTTATCACTTATGATAATGCTATTTCAGGTTTAACTGCGACAAATGTTAAAACAGCAATCGATGAAAACAATACAAATGTAAAAGGTAGAATGAATTGGTTGAACTTATGGGTTGACGGCCCAACTTATGTGAATAATGATACTGTTAAAGATGGCGACTGGACAATGGTTGCTAATAAATCTACAACAGAAAGAGCAGCACCTCAACCAATTGGCGCAATAGATACTCAGCCACCAGTCTCAACAGTTTTTACAACTGCTAATTTCACTGGTGTTGTTAAAATGGTACATGAGTACACATCAACCTTACCTGGTTGGTTTAAGTCATTAAGAATTAGGACTGCTGCATGGGATTTAGATGTAGTTACAAAAATTACAGTTATTAATGTTACAGCTGGTACAGCAAAAATATTTGATAATCCAATATTAACAGATAATGATTGGACTACCCTTACGTTAGGTGAAGATCCATATGCAAGCGGCACAGTTTTTAGGCTTGAATACGAATATTATAATAGTACTGCTGCCTCTAATGTTTCAGGGCAATGGCGTTCAGATGTTAATACAGGGGTTCCAGCATCAGCTGAATTTACAATTGATAATGCAACTACTCCAACTGTTATGGAAGTACATCATACTGATATAGCAGGTGCTTCATCAAGACAAGCAGAGTTAGACGGTATTGTGGTTAATTCAATAATTGATATTAGTGAAGCAGGTAGTCCAAATAGATCGATTCAGTTAAAAGTAACAGCAGTAGACACAGCAGCAGCAAATTCTACACAGTACTCTGTTAGTGTTATTTCAAATGGAAGCAATGATGTTAGAAATAACAGAGATTGCTTAATTAGTATTGATCCTGCTATTACAGCGCCAAGTGTTTATAATTTAAATACTAACTTCTGGGCAACAGATCCAGTTTGGGCAACAGTAACAAGTAAACTTTATTACGATGGTGTCTTACAAGCAGATTTAGACGATGCTTACGGTATTGAAGTTGCATTCCAAGAAGGGCTAGTTAGCGCAGATTGGGATGTACTAGCATTATCAGGTGGTGGTGGTGCTGGTGGTGGTGGTGGAAGTACAGTTATTGTTAGAGATGATCTAACTGGTAACGGAGCTATTACAGAAGCATTAAGTGCTAATCAAGGTTATATATTAGATCAAAATGCAATTGCTCATGCAGCAGGAACAGCGACACAACATAATGCAGATAAAATATTATTTGATGATACTATTGTTAATCAAGGTTTTACACAAGTACAAGAAACAATTGATTATTTAGATGTGCAAACAGGTTTAAGAGAAACAGCAACTACTGGTTTAATTAGCGGTGGTGTTGTTACACTAAACACATCAACCACTATTGACGTATCATTAGGTGATAGTGAAATAATAAACGGTTATACAGATAGACGTAATCCAACAGTGACAAATGTTACATGGACAGCTTTTTCAAATATAACAGTAACAATGCCAGACGCATTTGGTTCACAAGTATTTTATATAGATAACTTAGGTGCACTACAACAGAGTTCAACTGCTCTGACTCCGCAACAAAGAAGAAATGTAGTTCAATTAGCTTTTGTTAGTTATAAAGCTGGTGCAATTACAAATATACAATTAGCAGGAATTAATAGTAACGAAGTAGGAAATACACTTTACGACTTTATGAACTTTTTGGCAAAATCTGATCGTGCAAACGGATTAGGTATTAATGCTGTCACAGGGCAGTTACAAATATTTGGAGACTCAGGTGAGTTTTTAAGTCCCGGTATTAATATTGCTACTGATTTAACAGATTTAAATATTTTATCATTAGCTGCAATTGGTAGTACATCAGTAGCAGCACCGTTTGATATATTATTTGCAGATGGTACAGTTCATTTAGCAGCACAAACAACAATACCGCAACTTTGGGAAAGTGCTCCAGGTGTAGCATCAGCATCAGCTGGAGCAGGTATTATTCACTATATCTACAGATCAGTTGATAATAAATTATTTTTACAACTTGCAACAAGACAATATCCAGATGCAAAATTCGCAAGAGATAGCTTAGAAACAGATAGAACTAGCTATAGTGCATTTACAGGTTCTGGTTCTACATTATTATCAGCGCAAGTTTATTTAGACACACCAGCAGACTTTAATGATCCAAGTTTAGCAGGTATTGTTAGCTTAATTGGAAGCGGTGCAAACTCAGGTGGTGGCGTGGCGGTTACAGATTACTTAAGTTTAACTGATGTAACAAGTACAACATTTGTAGGTCAAGCAGGAAAAGTATCAACAGTTAATGGCGGTGAAACAGGTTTAGAATTTACGACAGTAGCATTAATAGATACAGGATTAGTTCAAACAACTAATGCAACACAAGCAACATTACATACAATACCAATTCCAACTAATCAAGAAAGAATATTGAGTGTAAAGGTAATTGGTAATGAAATAGCAACAGGTGACACAGTCTGGAGAACTTTAAAGTTATGTGCTAAAAACATAGCTGGTACAGTTTCTATGGTAGGGGGCGTAAGTTCATCAAGTGGTAATGACGCAGGAGCAGTAAACTGGGATATAACAGCTAGTATAAGTACTACAAATATTATAATCCAAGTGACAGGCGAGGCGGCTAAAACCATTGATTGGAATTCAACTTCAGAGGTAAACTAAAATGACAATTAATATTAATACAACAGATAATAGTTTGGAGAGTACATCAAACATATTAAAAATAAACACCACCGGTAGCGATGATATTAGATTAACTGCTGGTACGACAGGCAGTGTAGTTGTGTCTGGTATTGCATACCCTACTATTGACGGAGCTAACGGGGATGTTCTTACTACAAACGGCTCAGGCTCATTAACTTTTCAAACCCCGTCGCCGCCAGCAGGTGGCGGCAATAACTGGCTTACTGCTAATAACTCAATAGATTTTGGTATTGCTCCAGTTGGAACAGGGTCAAATTCGATTACATTAGGTAATTCTGCAGACTCTGGTACTGATGCAAACAATATAGCTATCGGGGCAGACACAAATACATTAGGTACCGGTCAGTCGGTGGCGATAGGTTTTGGTGCGGCAGCGTTCCAAGATTCAGCATTGGGTGGGGGCAGTATAGTTGCTATAGGTCGGCAAGCCGGTGTGGGTTCCAATTTTACCCAATCTTCTGTCGATTGTGGCAGAAGTGTTTTTATCGGTCTCGGTGCAAATCCACAATCGCTAACTCTTAGTGCCAGCAATGATTCTGTTGCTATCGGTCGTTTTTCAAAATTACAAGGGCCAAGAAATATCGCAATAGGTAGCTTAGCTAACTGTGGTAGTGCCACAATTACTGCAAATGATTCTATTGCAATTGGTTCTAGTGCTCAAGTAAACGCAGATGATAGTACGGCCCTTGGTAAAGACGCACTTAAAGTGAATCAAGCTGCATCAGCTGTTTGGTACAACAATACAACTGGTATTGGTAACGGTGCTAGCGTTTCAGCAGCAGATCAAGTTCAACTTGGTAATGCTACTACTACAACTTATGTTTACGGAACAGTACAAAATAGATCAGATTCAAGAGATAAAACAGATATTACAGATACTACACTCGGGCTAGATTTTGTTAATGCAGTTAGACCTGTTGACTTCAGATGGGATTACAGAGAGGATTACGATGATCTTGTAACAACTGATGTACTTGATGTAGATGGAAATCAAACATTTAGAGATGGAGATCCAAATCCAATAACAGAAGAAGTACTTGTTAAAGCAACTAAAGATGGTTCACGCAAAAGAAACAGAAAACATCACGGAGTCATCGCTCAAGAAGTACAAGCTGTTATGGCTGCACAAGGGGTCGACTTTGCTGGATTACAAGATCATAGTTTAAGTGGTGGG